AAGAATCGACCCCAACAACCCCTTCAATGGCCTCTTCGTACTCGGGATGACGCCGTTCAAAAGGCAGAACGAGATCATCTGCGGAGGGAACGAGGGAGTTGGGAACGATCGCCACTGCTCTTTATGGATTTTTCTCAGCTTAGCTGCGATAGAATTTGGTGATCCGGCGGGTTCGTGGCCCCCGGATCGTGTTCACACCTACCCAAATAGGCATGACAAAAAGCACTATAGACCTAACCGGTCAGAAATTCGACCACTGGGCAGTCAAGTCAAAAGACGCAACAAAGGGCGGCCTCAGGGAGAGCTACTGGATTTGCGAATGCAAGTGCGGGGCCGTCAGAAGCATTAGAAGAAGTAAGTTAATTCGTGGTGAGTCAAGGTCTTGCGGGTGCAAAAACGCAAGAACAAGAGAAAGCAATGGACTGTCAAATAGCAGAGAGTACAGGATTTGGGCTGGTATGAAAAAGCGATGCGAAAATTCGGCATCACCCAATTGGGAGAAATACGGCGGAGCTGGGATCAAGGTTTGCGAAAGATGGAGTAAAAGTTTTTTGGCATTTCACGAGGACATGGGATCAGCCCCAAGCGGCGATCATTCAATTGATCGAATTGACAATGCACTGGGGTATTTTAAGGGGAATTGCAGGTGGGCGACGAAAAAAGAACAGACAATTAACAGAAGTAGCACTATTTACATAGAATTGCATGGAGAGAAAAGAATGATACGCGAATGGATAAAAATATACGATGCGCCGACGACCCCCAGCTTGGTTATACAAAGGTTGAAGCGTGGATTCCCTGCACTAAAAGCCCTATTGATGCCACCTGATGTTTATTTCCAGCGTGGACGATTGAGGTGAGCAGTTGCGCGTGGCATCGTCTGCCAAAGTAAATACCGAAAAGCGTCTCCAGCGTGAGACAAATCATTGCGGCCCCCTTTGAGGGGGCGGTAGCTCTCGTCATACCCCCAGTTCTCAAGACTTTGTATTGTTTCGTAGCAGGCTGTTGGGTTTACAAGCACTGCGCCCGAATGAATATGCAGGTTTGCGTGAGCAATGGTTTCTGCGACGGGTGGGTTGCGACGTTCCGCGATTACCTTGATGCCCGCGCCACGCAAAATGTCGTGATCGCTTTCTGTTGAGCTTGTGCTGGCATGACTGCCACTGGCGTCAGGGAAGCAAGTGACCATGCCATTTGCAAGCTGACGAGGGTATTGACGCTTGATGTATTCAACAAGGTCAAAAGTTGTGCGACAAGTGTGTTCAGCAAAGATGTGCAGCATTTGGCCCATTGGCCCTGGGCGCACAACGGCATAGCAAGATTGACTCTTGCCAATGTTGAAGTCTGCGCCGAACATGATGAGTTCGTTCGGCTCGGGATGAAAAACGCTTGTGCAATGCTTTTGACGATCAAATTCGTAAAATACAGTTGCTTGTGCGAGATTAACAAATTCGCCGTTGAGATAAGCTTCAATCAGGTTGGCGGGATAGGAATTTCTTAGGTTCTCAATGAAGCCCGGATCAAGGAAGGGGTTATCTGCAGTGCGAGCCTTGTAAAGTGCTTTCTCGTCTGATGACTCACGCACAAACATATTATACAAAGCTTTGTGCCCTTCTGGCGTAGATGCAAAGCAAAGCTGAGGACAGTTGCCCACACGAACACGACCTTGCAGTTTGATAATTGCTGCTTCAGCTGTTTGCGTCGAAACTGTATCAATCTCGTCAACAGTCATACTTGCAGCATTAACGCCGATGAGGCGATTGTAATTTTCAAATGAACGCAGCAGGACTGGTGTATCGCCGCCCGGAAGCTTTAGAGTAAAAACAGGAAGTGGCGAGGTGCGGAATTCATAAGGAATGCCGTAACGATCTAATACGTTCTGCCAGGCAGGAATTGCAACGTCTCTCAAGAGCGGAATAGTCGGCTCAAGAAACAAATGAGTGAAGCCTGGGCTTTTGAAACAAAGTAAGACTGACTTTGAAACTGCTGCGAAGCTTTTCCCGCTACCAAAGCCGCCGCAGAGAGCGACGAGGCGATGAGTAAAGTCAGTTACGAATGGGTACTGATGAGGAAGTAAATCATTAATTATACGTGCTTCGCAGGCTTTCGTGTCAAATGCAACGTTGTTCTTTTTTGAGAGCTTGCGAAGAGTTGAAATGTCTTCAAAGAGCCCGAGAGCATTGAGCGCTGCGCGATCGGCGTAACGTGAACTGCGCGATTTGGCTGGCACGCTTTCTACGGGAGAATCTCTGAGGCAATATACAGGCTGATTGCGCAAGCAACAACATATACAAGAATTATTGCAAGGATTTTGCTTAAAGTCCGTGTGGAATGGGCAAAAAAAATATGGGGGGAGGGATATGACCCAACCCCCAAAAAAGTAGGCTACCCCCGGTAAGTTTCGGGGGTTGTTGTAACTTTGCGCGGTTTGCTTAGTTTGTAACTTGCCTCCTGCAGATAGCGTAGGACTCTTCAATCAATCCGGCGCGCTGCTGTTCTTCAAGGCATCCGTGCCATGCGAGGGTTCGGTTAATCGTTCGGCTGGTTTCCAGTGTGGCGGCGCTGATGGTGACGGTGAGGGCGGCGGCTGCGATTGTGGGGAGGATGCTGTTCATGGGATCCGTTCGGGGTGAGGGGAGAGGCCTGGCTGGCAGGCCCCTGGGCGACGTTGTGGGTTCAGGCGGTCGCCAGTTGCAGCTGATCGCCAGTTTGCAGGATGGGCCTACCGGCGCGGTTTGCCAGTTGCTGGGCGATGGCACCGATCGCCTTAGGCTCGTTACCTGAGGCCAGCCAGAGGCGGGCGAGGTCTCCGAGGGGCAAGGGGCCAGCCTGCAGGGCTGCAACTGCTACCGTGTAGGCTGCCGCGCCTTTGCAGGCGTTCAGGCGTTCGCGGCGCTGCGGTTCGGTGATGCTATGGGCTGTCACCTTGGGGGCTTTCCAGCCCATAGCCTCAAACGCTGCGGCGGCTGCGGCGGTAAGGGTAACGCGTGGCGCTGCGGCTGCGCGGGTTTTGGCGGGCTGGGTGCTGGCGGCTTGGCTGAGCAGCGCTGCGAGATCGGCGGCGCTGAGGTCGGCAAGGGCGCTCGGCTCGACCTTCACGGTCTTCACGGGTCCGTTGTTGCGGTTGCGAGGGGCGGGAGCGGCGGCGGCGGTTTTGGTGGTGCGGGTCATGTGCTGATCCTTTCGGTTTGAAGTGGGGCCGACCTTTCGGATCGGCTGCGCCAATCCTACATCACTCGGCACTGATCCGCACCCATTGCACAAGTCTCAACCTATCACAATTTCTTATAGGTAGACTTTTACATTTAGCTAAATGTAAAGTATTAAACAACGATTACTGTTTAACATTTAACGATTCACAAGGTATAGTTATATCTAGCGAATTGCTAATTAACATTTAACGATTGCTGTTTAACATTTAACGATTGCTATGTAATATTTTACATTTAGCTAAATCTTTCAAATTCTACAAATTTGCGATTTCGTTATATTTTTTTACGAAACATTTAATCTTTAATCTTTTTTGCAAAATATATTTTTTGCAAAAATTTGCGATATTTTTTATAATTTTTACATTTTTATAATTTTTGTAATTTACATAATTTTTGTGATTTACAAAATTATAGTGATTTACAAAATTATAGTGATTTACATAATTTTTGTGATTTACAAAATTACAGTGAATATGAAAGTTTGTGTGAATATGAATTTTATAGTGAATGTGAAAGTTTATGTGAATGCAAAAGTTTATGTGAATGCAAAATTTATAGTGAATGTGAATTTTACAATGAATGCAAAATTTACAAGTGAATGCAAATTCTGCGATGAATGCAATTTTTACAGTGAATGCAATTTTTACAGTGAATGCAAATTTTACAGTGAATGCAAATTTTCATCATTTCCAGATTTACGTTGAATGGGATAAATTCGCTCGGGTGCAATTTCCTTTGGCCGTCGAGTATTAGTTTCGCCCTGCCACAATTTTACCTTGAATGCTCTTATTTTACTGGTGCCATTATTTATTATTTCGGGTGAAACCATTATGCCCCTCTTCTCTTTGTATGCAACTTTACGAACTAAATTAATATCTCCCAAAGCTTTTATAGACTTTGAAACTTTACTGTATGGCTCGCAAATTTCTTCTGCAAGCTGAGAAGTTGTGAGTTGAATGAAAACTCTCGTGCGTGAAAGATAAATCAGAAAGCCAAATAACATGACATCGAAAGTAGAAAGCGAATGAGTTTTTCTATTGATGAGCACATTTTTATACAGGGTTTCTGAGAGTTTTGCCCCCGACAAATACAATCCCGACATAATGGAAACGTTATGCAAACGTAGAGTATAAACCCAGTCAGGGACAGGGTTTTGGTTTTCAAAAGTCAGAATAAGATCCGATAAGACTCATTCCAGCGCAAGGGTTTTGAGATTTCCCT